TCAAATGAAAAATATAGGTTTTGTTGAAAAGTCTGATACAGACAAAGATAAAATGGTAAAGTTCTTAGTTGATAGTGCAAAAGGCATTAGTGCAATTAAGATGCAAAAGGAGGTAAGTCCTATGACAGAAGAGACAACAAACGTTGTTGATAATGTTGAGGTCGTACCAGAGGCAACTGAGACAGTTGTAACTAAAAGCGTAGATGCTGAAGTTGCAGAAACTGTTGCAGTTGAAACAAATGAAGCAGTTGTTGAAACTGAGATTGTTAAATCAGAAGAAGTTGTCGAGACTGTTGAAAAAACAGAAGAGATCGCTAAATCTGATGACACTGCAGTTGAAGCAATTGCTGAAATCAAGAATACTCTTGCTAATGCCTTTGGCGATCTAACAGCAATGGTTAAATCATTAAATGATGAGACTGTACTAAACCTACAGGCTCAAATTGCTGATCTAAGTAAGTCAATCCAAAACATTTCCGGTGAGGTTAAAGAAGTTAAGGATGCTTACGATGTATTTGGAAAGAGAGTGGATGCTGTAGAGCAAGACACCGCTTTCCGCAAGTCTGGCGATCTCGGTGAGATTGTTCAGGAGCCAGAAATGGTTCAAAAATCAATATGGGGCGGACGGTTCCTCACAGACTCCGACCTGTTTAAGTAGAAATTCACTTGGAGGTGAACAATATGTCAGAAGAAATCATTAAAAATCAACCAGGAGTTTCCGTCCCAGGCAATTATAACGCTGAGGGTGGATTTGCCTCCGGTGGAATTGGTGGAGTATCAACTCCAGCATCAGGAATCTTGGGAAATATTCCTACCGCTCTTTCTGGAGTCACATCCGGAGCAAACGCTGTAAATCCTTTGGGTGCAGCAGGTAGCGGAATTCTACGACCTGAACAGGCTCGTCAATTTATTGACTATGTTTGGGATGCAACTGTTCTTGCAAAAGACGGACGTAGAGTTACAATGCGAGCAAATACAATGGAACTTGAAAAAGTTAACGTTGGTGAGCGTGTAATTCGTGCTGCTGCTCAAGGCAGTGGTGCATATACAAACGCTGGTGCTACTTTTTCTAAAGTAGAATTAACAACCAAAAAGATTCGTCTTGATTGGGAAGTTACATCAGAAGGTCTAGAAGATAATATTGAAGGTGCTGCTCTTGAAGATCATCTTGTTCGTTTGATGACCAATGCATTCGGTAATGATATCGAAGACTTGGCTATTAACGGAGATGGTGCAACAGGAAACTTCCTTTCTATTATGGATGGCTTTGTTAACAAAATTACAACAGGAAGCGGAAACGGTCACGCACACGATTCAGTTCTTCCAGCAGTTGTATCCGATAACTGGACAACCCCAGTTATGCAAGGCATTATTAATGCAATGCCACGTAAGTATCGTGCACTTAAGAACAATCTTAAGTTCTATGCAGGTACAGATGTTTTCCAAAGCATCGTACGCAACAACGGTACCCTTGCTGATGCTATTTCCGAGGCTTTCTCAAGCCGTAACGGTAGCACACAAGCAAATCGTCAAGACTATCTTGATGGCGTAGGACAGACATTCGGAGGAGCCCGTACCACTCGTGTACTTGGCGTTGACGTAATGGAAGTTCCTTACTACCCAGCAGATTATGTCGATCTTACTTTCCCACAGAACCGTATTTGGGGATTCCAACGGGATATTACCGTCAATCGTCAATATGTTCCAAAGAAAGATACAATTGAATACACCGTATTCGTACGTTTTGGTGTTCAAATTGAAGAAGAAGACGCAATTGCCTATAAGGACATTGCTGCTTCCTAATCATTAAGCAATTATTTAGGGCAGGGGATTCGTTCTCTGCCCTTTTTAATTAAATCTGATATAATAATAACAAAGGAGTAAAATGTCAACTGCAAAAAAAACAACTCAAGAAAAGATTGTTGAAGTAAAAGAACAAAACAGTCAGGCAGTTATTTACTCTGATAAAAACCTTTATTTTGATACATACGGACACATAGATAGAGGATACAATATTGTTAAAACAGAATTTCTTGATATCTACCTACAACACAAATCAGTTAGAGAGGCTAGCGCTTTAGAACTTGCAAAGCACTATGGTATTAAATAATGCAAGTATTAAGACTTCCACCATACCCAATCACAATTACCTATGATGTTCCAAATGCTTATGCTGATTATTTAATAGTTATAGAAAGCCCAGATTTTACAGAAATTGAAGAAGAAGTTACTTCGAATGCCAACAAAAAAGTATCTTATGTTTTAGATGACGATTACGTAAAATATGATGGATCTTATACCCTAACAATCTATGAAGCCGAAAGCGGATCAGGCGCTGACATAGTTGTTCAAGATGGTCTTGAAATTTACAGACCATATGCTGATCCAAATGATTTAGCAACTACAGCAACTGAAATTGCAGAATATAAAAAACAAGAATTTTTAGCAAGATCTATTATTGATGCAGTTCTTGAAGAAGGGTTCTATTATAAAAAGAAAACAATTGAGTATGTAGGACTTGGAACTGACTATGCTCCAATAAATTATAAAAGCCATAAAGTTTTAAAGGTATATCAAGATAACATTCTTCACTATGATAGTAGTCTAGCAACCCCAGCAATTTTTGGAATTACTTTTAAATTAAGTGATAATGGAACTGCGGTTATTAAAGATTTGCCAGGAGAAGAATATAACAGATCAGAGCAGGCTCCTTTGTTTTTACCAACTGCCCAGTCAGACTGGCTTGGACCAATCGGCTATGGCAACTCCTTTGACAACCAATCAGATTTTACTTTTGTTTTAGAAACGGGATTTAAAGTAGTTCCTCTTGACATTAAAGAAGCAACATTAATGCTTATAGATGACATTCGTTGTGGCAAGTTAGACTACTACAAGAGATATGTAACTAGTTACAATACAGATCAATTTAAACTTCAGTTTCATAAATCAATATTGGATGGTACTGGCAATCTTTTAGTTGACAAAATTCTTTCAAAGTACATAGCGGATTCCAGAGTTAAAATCGGAGTTTTGTAATGTCATGCGAAGCAACAGATTTTATGTACCCAATGATTGCTGATATCTACTATCCAACTATTCAACGTGATATGTATGGTTCTGGTTTAAAGAATTGGATTTTTGATAAAAGTGTTATTGTTAATTTTACTCCAGGTGGAACAGCATTAGCAGAAGATATTAAAGCAAAGGTTTTTACAAAAAATGAAAACATGCTTATTGGAAGAATTAAAAATGACATTCGCAAATCAACAAATAAAGAAAATAACTCACTTACAAACATTATTATTACAAACATAAGAAACAGTACGGACGAACTTATATATGAAGAAACTTCTGGAGAGCGTTCTGGAAAAGGTACAATTTATGAAATTGCTACTTATGATCCAGTTGTAAACCCTTTTGGTACAGTAGAGTATTATAAAGTTGTTTTGCGAAGAACAGAAAATCAAAGTGGGACTGACTAATGCAAGTTAAATTCGATGATAAAAAATTCATGAAAAAAATGAATAATATTGTTGATTATTCTTTTGGATTTTTTGATGGAGTAGAAAAAGGAAAAACAGTATTTTTAAATAACTTAGGAAAAGAAACAGTAGAGGCATTAAAGATGTTTGTTGATGCAAATGCAAAAATGGATCCAATGTCTATGCATCACGTTTATGAATGGGGCAAAGTTGGAATGGCATCTAAAAGACTTTTTGAAGTTACCCATACCGTAAGCAATCTTGGACTATCCATTAAGTCTGATTTTAAACAATCAACATCAATCAAACAGGGCTCTCTGGTTCCATTTTATAACAAAGCAAGAATTATGGAGTACGGTCAACCAGTTGTAATTAAACCAAGAAATGCCTCAGTTCTTTCTTTTGATGTTGGCGGAGAACAAGTTTTTACAAAAAATCCAGTCAATGTTTCAAATCCTGGAGGAGACTGGGTTCAAGGCTCTTATGAAAAAACATTTGACAACTTTATGAATTATTATTTTAAACAAACATTTTTAAGAGCATCTGGAATTTATGATCATTTAAGCAATCCAACAGTCTATAAAAAGAATTTAAGAGCAGGATCAAATCTTGGAAAATCAAAGGGTAGAGAAGTTGGCTATCGTTGGATTACAAACATTAATGTGGGGGTAGAGTAAAATGCCAAAAGATGTAGTAAATTTACCTTTTCCACCAATTTGGATAAATGCTTACATTCAGGCAGTATTAAATGAGTATGGGTTTAGTGTTCTAACAATACCATCTAACGCAGCAGCAATTGATGACTTAAGTAAAAACAGGGTAGACATACCAACACAATATGATGATGAAGGGATTGCACTAAGCCAACAACCAGATGTAATTGTTCAATATGATAGGCTTATTAGATATAGAAGAACTAATTTGTATCCTCTTAAGTGCGAGCAGTTATTATACTATGTATATTCAACTCCCAGCAAAATTTTAGATGTTAGCACAATTTTGTCTCAATTACTAGATAGAGCAGATGCATCAGCAGAAGACCTAAACCGTTGGTGCAGGTTCAATCAAGACGATTCAAGTACAGCATTGTATAAGGACATCCTTGAAAAAAGTTTAAATAATCCACTGACAAACAATGTCTATTTTCATGATATAAAGGTTTATCAATTAGAAGAGGTTAGAGACCTAACAGAACTCTCATCCCTGCGTGGGCTTACTTTAAACAAGTTTATTATTGAATATGACTACCATACTATAAACAATCCAGACCCATATTATACATAAAAAGGCTGATATAATAGTTTAGAGAAGGCATTAATAATGCTTTGATAACTTAATATAGAAAAAAATTGAAAAAAGGAGTTTAAAATGGCAGCATATTCACGTGGTACATCCACAAATATTATCGTAGGTGCAGCAGCAATTTTCGTTGCAGATTCAACACTTGATCCATCAGCAGCATCAGGTGCAACTCAAATTCTTCCATTTCTACAGTCAGAGTCATATAAGTCTACTCTGTCAGCAGATCCAGACTATACAAACGTAGGTTATACAATGAATGGTCTTGAATTGACCTTCACACCAGATTTCGGCGAGGTTGCCGTAGATCAGGTTCTTGACGTTGCTAAATTATACAAGCAGGGAATGCAAGTTACTCTTGCTACCGCTTTCGCTGAAGCAACATTAGAAAATTTACTTCTTGCAACCGCAGGAAAAGAGTCAGCATTGACTGGTGTAAAAACTACTTCAGTAGGACAAACTCTTAATCTCTCAGCAGGAGACATTGGAGAAGTACCACTTGAGCGTGGCATTGTTGCAGTAGGTCCAGGTACTGGCGATGGCAATAAATCTGACTCAATGGAACGTGTATATATTGGATATCGTGCACTTTCAATTGAGGCTGTTACAGTTTCAGCAAAGCGTGAAGAGGCTTCTATGTTTGAAGTTTCATTCCGTATGCTTCCAGATGACACAACAGCAACATATGGTAAGATTGTTGATCGTACCTTCTATGATGGATCTGGTACTAACTACAGAACTGCATCATAAATAAAAAAGTAAACAATAACCCACTCTCATAACGGGAGTGGGTTTTGTTGTTTTGTGCTAAAATTAATCAATGGCTACAAAAGTTTTTAATACTTCTGATATTGTATTACTTAATGATCAAA